AAAAAGTAAATAATATGATAGACTTAATGAAGGAAGAAGTTAAAAATAAGTTAGATACCGTTAAAAGATTACATAGTCATGAGTACGATCCAGACTGTGAATACTGCCGAGACAATGTATTTGTAAAAAATGCAGAAACTGCCAAACAAGAACTTCCAAAACTAAAAATAGAAACTGAAAAACTTTTATTTGAAAAAAATAATCTTGAAACTGAAAAAAATAATTTAAAACCTTCAGTTACCAGGCTGCAAAAATTAATAAACCTAGAATCTAAACTAGCATTACACGTAAAATATCAATCTGAAATAAAGGTAAAAAAAGTTACTAGAGAATCTAACATATCTTCTAAAGAATTAGATATAAAAAACACAAAAAGTTCAATTGATAAGTTTTTTGAAAATAAGCGATCTATAGTTTCAAATAATAAAATAAATGAAAAGATAGAACAAAAAGAATTAGAGTTAGAAGAAATAACTGAAAACTTACAAGAAGTAGCTTCAAAGCAACAACAAGCATATAGTGACATTAAAGTTTGTGAAAAAACTATTCAATCTATTCATGAGTCAATTGAAAGAGCACACGACCTAGAAGAAAGACTTAAAGCGTACGAATATTATCTTAGTGCAATACAAAGAGACGGAGTTCCGTACGAGTTAATTTCAGAAATACTTCCTTATGTTGAAGAAGAGGTAAACGTTATTCTTTCTCAAATATCAGACTTTTCAATACAATTTGAAACAGACGGTAGAAACATAAATACGTATATAGTATATAGCGATTCAGAAAAATGGCCTTTAGAAATGACTAGTGGAATGGAAAAATTTGTAAGCTCACTTGCAATACGAGCAGCATTAATAAATGTATCTAATTTACCGTGTCCAAATTTTTTAGCAATAGATGAAGGATTTGGAAATTTAGATTCAAACAACTTAAACGCAATTTTTAGATTATTCGAATATTTAAAACTAAATTTTGACTTTATAACAGTAATATCACACATAGATTTAATGAAAGATGCTACTGATAACCTTTTGGAAATATCAAACAAGAAAGGTTATAGCCATGTTGAGCACTAATTACGCCGTTATTTGATATTTATATATTGAATAGTTAGGAGTACTCAATGGCAAAAGTAATACGTTTTAAAGAACCTTTAAAGTTTCAACCTTTAGATTATAGAGGATTAGACACGATCCCCGTATTTATAGAGGATGGATCCCCAGACTCATATGATTATTTTGGAATAACTAGATTTCCAAGAGAATTAACGGCCGGACGGAATTTAATTTCTTTTACAGGTACACAAAATCTTGTTCCTGGCTCAGAAATAGCCATAGAAGTTTTAGATGCAAATGGCGATACTATACCAATCAGAACGTATGACCATATAGGAGAAGGAAACGAAAGAATATTTGCAATAGAGATCGGAAAAGAAGTACCTGAAGGAGATGCTCGAATCTCTATTGTAGGTGTTGCAAAAGGAAAAGTAGGTTTTGACTCAGAAAGGCAAAGAGATATTTCTGAACCAGCTCCTCCAAGGTATAGAGGAACATTTAATATACGCTGGACAAAAAGATTAAATTGTTATCCTAGGCGAAGAAACACCGACGAAATAGTATATTTTGAAAAGCCAGATATAACAATAGAAGAAATAAAAAGGCCATACTTTCAATTACACTATAACGCAGAGCTTTCAGCTTCAAACTCTAGATCTTTATTTACACTATGTTCTACTGGATCTGAAGGAGTAGTAAATACAACAGCAAACGTTAGGTACGAAACAGCCGGCGACAAATACTATTTAGTTTCAACAGAAGCTCCAGATTTTGGAGGTTTTACAAATGATATGGTTGGAGGAACAATTTTTATTCCAACCCCTCAAAGCCCTTTTCCAAGCGCGTTTAACAGTCCTACTGGTCCTGCACTATATAACGAAATAGAGACTGGAGATGGTACTGGAGAGATAGATGAAAACACTCAACAATACACTAATCAAGGAGCGTTTAATACAATTATATCAGAGGTTGTTTCTCCATTAAGGATAAGAGTAAATAGTCCACATACTACTTTTCAAGGAATAGGTAGAGCAAACCAAAAAGAAGTATTCCATAGAAGATTTAATGCTAGTAATTTTAGATTAGATTTTGCACAGTCTCCTGTTTCTAGAAGTAATCCATTAGCTAGTGGAAGTAATAACTTTGCAACATCATATGCAAAAGTTTCTTTTAATGGTTTAACACCGTTAGTTGGAGACGTGACTAGAGTAAAAACATTTATACGAAACGACCAAACAGCCACAGACTACTTTTTGGTTGGAGATAATCCTGTAGTTTCACAAAACTTATTAATACAATCTGAATCGCTGGTAACCAGGCATTCTGCAGGAGACTTTTCACAGTTTGGAGTAAGTGGATCAGTCGATAATTACTGGTCTGCTTCTTCATCTGATGGACTAGGGTTTGCAAATGAAAATTTACAGGTATTTAGACAACTAGTTGGAAATGTAAATAATCCAATCCCAGATTCATTACAAATAGGTGATTCTATTTTAGCCCATGAGGTTGGCCAACTTGATGGTACTAACCATATATTAGTAGACTCTACCATACCAATAGAACATAGGCAAGATCAATATTACCAGGTAGAATTTAAGTGTTTTGGTCAAAGGGTAAATTCTAATACTCCAATTTTAAAAATATACATGTATGGCTCGGCAATAAATGATGATGGAGACGATTTTGGTCAAATGATTGGTGAAATAACCGATATTGAAAATCAAGAATTAGTCGTTACAGAAGATCCTTTTAATGAATACGAAACATCAGCTTTACGATTTACCTATAAAGCAGATGCAACTGAATTTGCATATTTAAGGTTTAAAATTGAACAAGGATTATGGTTTTTATTTGACGTAACCGTTAAACCATATTATGAACACGGATATACTCCTCACTTTTTTGACGCGATAATCCCTACAACAAAAGCAAATGTAGGTCAAGTAGATGCTTTAGATTTTAAGTTTGAATTTTACAATGATGAACACAACAAGGCAGTCTATACTGCAGATATACCAAACATAGAATTTGACAATGAGTTTACCTTCACGGCAACTAATGCTTATTTTACTAGTGCAAGTATTGGAGAATTTATTGGTGCAACACCTATGGGTGATTCTGACTGGGTTAAACCATTTACTACTCAAGGAGACCAAGCACAATTTCAACCAAATCTTACGGGAAGTATATACCACAGTGGTTCTGTTGGTATAGGTAATTTTTTAACATCTGAACCAGGATTTCCTTTACATGTAAAAAAATTAACTAATGAAGGAAACGCAACATTAAAGCTTGAATCATATTCCTCGTCAATTCTACATTTAGCATCTGATGTTAATGGGGCAGGATTAGCAAACCAAAAAAATGCAATGGTTATATTTGACCATAATAATGCAACAACTTCTTCAATAATAGGATACACTGACACAGTTAATTTAGACCCAGGTGGAGCAACTTTTGATGGCGCTCCAGCCGGAAGTTTTACTATTCATGAAAGAAACGCAAACTCCATTGCCATAGGTGTTGGAGGAAAGGTTGGATTACAGGTAGCATACGACGGAAAAGCTGACTCTACTCCTAGTAGTGTATATATTGGGTATGACGACGTTTTATCTGGACCCTTTACTCCGTATCATTTTGGATTTGAGCTAAATGTTTCTGGAAGTATGATGGTTTCAAGTGGATCTATATATTATCCTCAAGCTCCAGGAGCAGACGCCGGAGCAGATGCTCAAATGATTGTTGTTGAAAATAATTTAGGAAGACTTGTTTCAATGTCATTTAGAGATACTGCAACTGCATTAAGTTTAGGAGCAGATAGAGACTGGTTTATAGCATCCAATTATATATCTCAGTCTAGAAATACAACAACAGGAGAAGGACGAGTTGTATTTATAGGGGATTCTTTTGATGAAAATAGTTCAATTTCAGTAAACACGCATATACTTCAAATTTCTCAAAGTGGCGAATCTCCACTTTCTAAAATAAGAATTGAAGGACTAAACGATAGAGGAGATACTACAGACAATAGTGTTTTAGTTGTAGATGCAAATGGTGACTTATACCTAACTGGTAGTTATGGAGTAGGAGGAACTGGCGGAGGTTCTGCAGATAATCTTGGAGATCACACTGCAACAGAAGATCTAGATATGGGAGGCTTTAGTATTAACAATGTTGAAAGCATCACTGTAACCTCAATAACTTCATCTCACATTACTTCTTCAACAATTGAAACTTCAGGTTCTAATATTTTTGGAGATGTTGGAGATGATACCCATGAATTTATAGGTAGTATAACTGCATCTCTTGACATTAGCGCAAGTGGTACTGTAATAGCTAACGAGCTACAAGTACACGGCGATATAAGCTCAAGTGGTACTTTAATAGCCAACGAGCTACAAGTAGATAATTTTTCCCCAATAAATATTTCAGCATCGGGAGACTTAGATGTAGGTGGAACAGTTTTCCAAACAACACAAGAATATGTTTTTAAACAAGGAACATTAAACGCAATTGCAGCTATGAATTTATACCAAAATGTTCCTCAGGCCCATTTATCGGATGACACAATATACCAACAATATGCAAATGCAGCTGATTCCAGACAGTATGTTGAAGGAATAAACGTACTACATAGTGGAAGTATAACTGGAATGAAGGTAGACTATACAATGATACATTGCTTTTTTATGGCAGAGAGTTGTATAGCTGTATCTGCTAGTGTATTTAGATCCGGTTCAGGTGTTCCAGGACCGTTTTATACTGATGCAACAGGTTTTGATGGAGATGCAGCATATGCACATGACACATTAGTTCCAGTTTCAACTCAAGTTGACCATGCACAACATGGTTTTAGTGGATCTTTAATTAACCTATACAGTGAAACTGGTCCAACACTACCAACTGACGTTTTTGGATCTAATGCGTTAACGAAAAGTTACTTTGGCAGAGTTTCTTGGGAAAGAACATATAATAAAGGTACCCATAAGGTTCATCCTGGAGATAGGCTAAAGGTAAACATATTTAAGTCGAAAACAGATGGATCTCCGGCAAAATTCCAAGATTCATTTATGGATAACCAAGGTGGTATACAAAACATAAACATAACACTTGAGGTATCATACGATAGAAGTGGTAGTTATGGAAATTATTACCCAGCATAAAGGAGATAAAAATGAATAATATTTTAGGATCTATATTTATTACAAACTTCTCTGAAGGATATCCAGAGCCGTTTTTTTATAGCCAAACAACTGGAAGCTATTCATTTGTAATTGGTGGAAATGGAAGCACTGACGGAAGTATTTCGATAAACCAACCAAGTGGAACTTTAAACCCTAACTTAACAGCAGACGCAACTCCATTTTTTATCTCTTCGTCTGGTAATATAGGAATATCAACAACTACTCCACAGTCTCTTCTTGAAGTAGATGGAACTGTTCAAACCCGAGACGTATTTGTTTCAGGACCAGACGGCAAACCTATATCTATTAAAGAAGGATTAATATCATTTTTTGAATCTACAGAAACTGATCCTTCCAACGGTGATTTTGAAGATGACAGAGAAAAAGTTAGATTAAGAGCGGTGCCAGGGTCATTTAATATAGCCTTAGAAATATCTGGTAGTGGTGGCTATACGTCTTCACTATATGTTTCAGAAAGTGGTCGAATTGGATTTAATACAGATGATCCGCAATCTGAGTTTGATGCCGTTGTAAAACAAGCACAATTTCAAACAAAAGGTAAAAGAAAAGGTCTTAAGATAAATGAAGACGGAAACATTGAAAGCTTTAATAAAGATTCAGAAACAGCTGCAACAGGTAGTGAATTTGTATTAAGATATTCTAGAGGGGCTGTAGTAGACAAGAGAATGATGAATTCAGTCTTTCCTTCAGCTATTTTTGCAAATGATGAAGCTGCAGTAACATTTTTTCAAGCTCAAAGACCCCAAGACCAAAACGCAATATTAGAAAAAGCAGAAGCAAACGGATTTAATGCTTTACCTCAAGTAGGCGATGTTATAGGATCTCTAAGATTTGTAGCTGAATCAGGCTCAACTGCTGTTGGTGAAGGATTTAACGATAGGATAACTGGAGAAGCAGCATCCATAAAGTCAGTTGTTCATAGTGCTGATGCAACAGGAGTTCGTGGAGATTTAATATTCAGTGTAGCAGACCAAACAGGAACATCAGTACAAAGATTTGTACTTGATGCTGGTGACAATCACGAATTTACAGGATCTCTAACAATTGGTGGATCAAGTACGACAGCAGGCGACATTACGTTAGAAGGACCTACAGGTAATCATATGGGTGGTATTTTTAGATATGGTACAAATAGTGCCGATCAAAAAATAGGTAGACTATTATTATATGATGACGGAACACAAAAGATAAGATTATCTGCAAAAGGATTTTCTTTTATAACAGCAACATCGGACGGTAATTCAGACAACACAAGACTAGGTATTGGAACAACTACGCCTCGAAATGATGTAATGTTAGATGTAACTGGAAACACGCATGTAGGAGGACTACTAGTAGTTACTGGATCAATAACTTCAAACGCAGACATTACAACAACTGGAACACTAGAGGCTGCTGTAAAATCATTTGTTATTCCTCACCCTACTCAAGACGGTAAAAAGTTAAGATACGGTGTACTAGAAGGACCAGAACATGCGGTGTATTATAGGGGAAAAACTACCAGCAATACTATTACATTGCCAGAAGAATGGACAGGTTTAGTAGACGAAAAGTCTATAACAGTACAACTTACTCCAATAGGATCAGATCAAAAACTAATAGTTAAAGAAATAAAAGACAACGCTATATTTATTAAAAACAATAATTTAATTTTTAAAGCAATAAATGCATTTTTTCTTGTTCATGGAACCAGAAAAGATGTTGCTCCACTAGAAAAAATAAAATAGCATGGCTGATATTAGAATAATACCAACATCAGGAGTAATTCAATTCTCAGGCTCAAACAACGAACAAGTTGCATTTACATCTGCGTCAATTGAATCTTTTCTTATTTCAGCAACGGCATCACTAAATCTTAACGCAGATTCCGGTGTAGTGGTTTCTGGAAGTTTTATATTATCTAGTTCGGTATCTACTAGTCCGTTTGTAATAGCAATGGATCAAATTGGAGGAGACGTAGAAAAGCTTAAAGTAAATTCAGAAGGAATTGTTGTTTTAGGAGCCCCAGATAGTGCTCCAACAGCAGTTGAAGGAGGTATATATTATAGTCAATCAATATTTTATCTCGGAGACGGAAATTAAAACTTTTAAAATTATATTTATATATGATACATTAGGAAAATAAAAAGGGAAAATAAATGGCTTCATGGAAAAAAGTAATAGTTAGTGGTTCTTCTGCAGAATTTGCTCACGTAAGTTCTTCTGGTAACCTTGATGTAGTTGGCACAATATCAGCAGCTTCAATACAAGGTACCTTGGGTGGTGCACTAACAGATGGTACAGGTATAGCAGATTTCACGTATAATGGATCAGCAGCCGCTACAGTAACTACTGATGATAGTGCTATTGTTCACGATAATTTAAGTGGTTTTGTAGCGAACGAGCACATCGATCACAGTGGCGTTACAATAACGGCAGGAGATGGTTTAACTGGAGGAGGTACAATAGCTGCAACAAGAACTCTTGCTGTTGGTGCTGGTACAGGTATTGATGTCTCTGCAAATGCAATTGCAGTAGACGTTTCTGACTTTATGGCAAATGGTTCTAATAATAGAATTGTTACCGCAACAGGTACAGACGCAATGAATGCGGAAGCAAAAGCAACATTTGATGGTTCCGTATTAAATATAACAGGTAATATTACTGCCAGTGGTGATTTAGATATTGAATCAACTATAACTGGAAATATCGTCAGTGGATCAACAATATCAGGCTCCTTTGTCGGTGATGGATCCGGTATAACTGGAATTAGCTCTGACTCAACAACAGGAACTTTAAGTGTAGATAATTCATCACTAGCATTGAATAGTGGAACTGAGTTTAATGGGTCAGCAGATAGAACAATATCTATAAAAGCAGCTGGTGTAAACGTAGACCAACTAAATGCAGCAGTAGCAGGTAATGGACTTACTGGTGGAGGTGGATCTGCCTTAGCAGTTGGAGCTGGTACAGGTATTGACGTCTCTGCAAATGCAATTGCAGTAGATGTTTCTGACTTTATGGCAAATGGATCTAACAATAGAATCGTAACTGCAACAGGTACAGATGCAATGAATGCAGAAGCTAACCTTACTTTTGACGGAAGTACATTAGATAATACAGGAACGTATTCTGCACATGGTTCACAAATCATATCTGGTTCGAACGCCGGAGACCTTAGTTTTGGTGATGTTGCAGAGGATGGTAGTCGTACTACAGTTAAGATAACAGATGGTAGTAGATTAGTTACAGTAGGCGGTGTTGATGCCGGTCTTAGTAGACTTACTGTAGACGGTGATTTTAACGCTTCACATATAACAGCCTCTCTTAATATAAGTGCAAGTGGTACTATTACAGCAAACGCTTTTGTTGGAGATTTAACAGGAACAGCAACTAATGTTAGTAATAATTTAACGGTTGACAATGCAACAATTCAATTAAATTCAGGCACTACCTATAACGGTTCTGCGGCAAGAACAATTAGTATTAAAGATGGTGGTGTAGATGCAGATGCTTTAGCAGCCGCTGTAGCAGGAAACGGATTAACTGGTGGTGGAGGTTCTGCACTAGCTGTTGGCGTAGGTACTGGTCTTGATGTCTCTGCAAATGCAATTGCAGTAGACGTTTCTGACTTTATGTCAAACGGCGCAAACAATAGAATCGTAACTGCAACTGGTACAGATGCAATGAATAGTGAAGCTAATCTTACTTTTGACGGAAGTCTTTTAACCGTTACTGGAGATGCAACCGTTACTGGTGATCTTACTGTAACTGGAGATTTAGTATCTCTACAAGTAACCAACTTAAACGTAGATGACCAGTTTATACTTATGAATAGCGGTTCAACTTCTGGAGACGGTGGTATTGTTGTTCAAACCGGAGCTGCTGGTATTGGTACTTCTATGTTTTATGATGATTCTTTAAAAAGATGGGGATTAGCATATGAAGATCAAGCAGCTTGGAACTCAACTGCAGTTGTTGCAGATTATCATGTTGCTGCAATTTCACAATCAGCTGGAGCCCCAACTGGAAACCCTGTTGGTTTTGGTGCCGATCAAGCATCACGAGCAGGATTAATGGTTGTAGATACAGATTCTGAGGACATTTATATATTTAGTTAAAAAAATAAAAAGGGTTATTATGGGAATTATTTCAAGGAACAGAGCAGAAGAGACAAAAAAGTCTAATATAGCTCTAGTTCAACTATCTAGAGAAGAAATTACAATACTTTTAGAATTAATAAAAAATTCTAATTTTGGTGGAAACATGATAGATTCAATGTACCATCTCACAGCAAAACTTCAAAAAGAATACATTAAAGGAGAATAGTTATGTTTAATTTAAGAGAATACGGCTTTATAATGGCCGCAATTCATAATACACAAATAAAAGGTTCTGATGCATTTTTTGTTGCTTCTATAATTCAAAAATTAGAAAGGCAAATAGAAAAAGAAAATAAAAAAATACAAAAACAAGAAGCAAACAATAATAAATAACCTTATAAATTATATTTATTGTATATAGTATTAATTATTGGCCTGAAAAGGAAGTGGGCTCGCCAAGAGTAACCAACCATAATTGGAGATATAATGCATGCCTAATTGGAAAAAAGTGCTGGTCAGTGGATCAGCCGTAGAAGTAAGACACTTAACCGCCTCAGGTAATATTCAAGCAAACGGAGAAACACATGTATTTGGAGGTGATGTTGGTATTGGAACTCAAAGCCCTGGCGAACAGCTTGAAGTTTATGCTAATGGTGCAGCCGTTGCTATAAAAATACATGAGGACGCTGGTACTCACCAAGCAAAACTACATTTAAGAAGAGGTGGTTCAGACTGGGAAATTATAAATGATAATCATTTAAGTATAGAAGGTGAAGGTAGTGAAAGGCTTAGAATTGACACAGCTGGTGACGTAGGAATAAACGTAACCAACCCAACAGAGAAACTTCATATTGGTGGAAATGTAAGAACAAACACAACTCAAGGTTATTATGGTTCGTTTATTCAAGCAATAAGTAATGCTGGAATGAAAATAGGTAATGATAATTACTCTGGATTTGCATTCTTTAACGATGATGGTAATACAGGTATAGGAACAGAAAACCCAACAAAAGCTCTTCAAGTAGAGGGTGATATAAGTGCAAGTGGTGATATAAGTTTTGAAGGAACAATTTTATCTGCATCATTTGGTGGTGCAATTCGAGGATCTGATGCATCTCCAATTGTATTTGGTGATGATATACGGATACAAGATAATGTTGAACTTCGTTTTGGAACGGGTCCATCTTCTGGTGCCACCACTGATTTTAAAATACTTCATGACGGCACAGATAATCATCTTACGGCTACTATTGGAGCTATAAATATTGAAGGTAATGGTGGCGCCGTTAATATATCTCAAATGGGAAATGGTCAAGGTATTAACTTAATTCCAAATCATAACCCATCTAACCCAAGCATAGGTAGCTCAGGTACAGTTCTTATATCGGGTTCAGCCCAGTCTCTTAACGGAATTAGATTAGATGTTAGAGGAGATATAAGCTCAAGCGCAACAGTAATAGCAGATGAATTTAAACTTGCTAATGGCGCCTTTTCAGTAGATACTTCTGGAGATATTACTACAGCTAATGATCTTACTGCAGGAAATTCAGCAGCAAATGATACTCATCAAATTACAGGTAAAACAAGGTTCGATGGTCACGTAACATCTTCAGCAGGATCTAATATATCTGCCTCGGCAACAAGCACAATAACAGCCGGAGTTGGAGCCTTTGTAGAATTACACGGAGTAGGTACAGAAACTAGTCTAGAGGTTGATGGACCAATAACAGGATCAGCATTCCAAGGAACAAAGCACATTTTAAAAGCGGCATCATTCTATATTAACGATGACCCAATGATTCAAAATTCATTATACTTTGGTGGAAATTTAGGACATCAAAACTCAAATTGGAACGACCCTCAAGCAGTTGGAGGAGCTATTTCTAGTACAGCCAACTTTGATATAGCTGAAGATGATATGAACTGGGGTTATATATTACCTTTTGATATATCTGGTGTTGAGGTACAATGTTCTTTAAGACCAGCTGGAGGTGGTTCAGTAACAGGTGATGATTTTTCACTGGCAATTTATACAGCAAACAGATCAAATGATAGTAATACAAATATTACGTTAACTAAAGTAGCTCATCAATCAGATACATTTAATAACGCCAATTATGCTACAAATGATTTAACTTATACTGGAAATTTAGATAAAGGATCTATGATATTTGTTGGCGTAGGATCTGAAACATCAGGTACCCCTGCAAAAAACGCAAGAGGATTAATGAATATAACAATAGTGGCGAGGTAAAATGGCAGATATAAAAACAATAACGGAAACAATAGCTTCTGGTTCATATGACACTGAAGAAAATTTTCTTAGAAATGATGAAATTCCAGAGGTTTTAACAATAAAACTTTTAAAAGAAAAAATAGATGAACTAGTTGCAGAAGTTAATACTCTTAAAGGAGACTAATGACTTATTTAACCAGAACATTAACGTTTAATACATCTAAAATATATTATACAGATACATCTTTTGGAGGAGAATTTGAAGTAATGATGGATTGGGAAGATTCTCTAATGTCAGCTTCAGCTGCATATGTTTGCGAAAACGGAGGAGATATATTAGAAATAGGATATGGAATGGGAATCTCTGCAGGATATATTCAATCCCATTCTATTTCAAGTCACACCATAATAGAAAATCATCCTAATATAATACCTAAAGCTTTATCATGGGCTTCAGGTAAATCAAATGTAAATATTATAACTAGTAGCTGGTATGATGTTAAAGATTCTTTATCAACCTATGACGGTATATTTTATGATACTTTTGGAGACCAAAACATGAAAAATTTTAGTTCATCCCTAAGCAACCTTGCAAACCCAGGAGCTAAAACAACTTGGTGGAATAATAATATTACAGAAACTAATTATTATAATATACCTAACGTTAATTATCAGGCAATAACCGTAGATCCACCAAGCAATAGTTATTTTAATAATACAGTCTATTATTTACCGAAAAAGGAATTTTAAATGCCATCACAAAATGCAGCTGCTTTCGGAATTATTGTAGGATCCTCACAAACTAATCAAGAAGAGGCAAGAGATGCAACTTCAGGTACAGCAAATAACGCACCGTCAGGAGACCAAACCGGCATGCAATATTTTCAATCTGCAGGTAGAGGCGGTGGTACATTTAGATACATTAGAACCTTTATTAGATTTGACACGTCTAGTATTACCAATGCTACTAATGTTGTACTAAACATACAAAAAGCAGCAGCTGTCTCTAATTCAGATGCAGACAACGTTTTTGTTGTAAAATCAGATGCTTTTACTGGAGAAGACAGTACTCTTGCCGACGAAGATTTTAATAATCTTTCTTTTGGAGCAGCAAACTTATATTCTCAATCAGCAACAGGAACGGAATGGTTATATGCGTCATCTGGAACTAATGATGTAGCATTAAATTCAGACGCAGCATCGGATATTAATAATAACAGCACCTTTACAATAGCCTTAATTACAGGACTTGATTTTAACGATCAAGGCTTATCAGAAGATGGAGACGTTACTAATCTTGTTAATTTTAGCGGAATAATGAAAATAACCTATGATGAAGTTGTGGCTGTTCCACCATACATTAAACTGAATAACGGAAGATATAAGTTAACGGCTGGTAAATTAACAATAAAGCAGTAATAAATAGAATAAAACTTGATATTTATATATGGCACCAAATATAACAACATTTAAATGGAACACGGCAAATTTTGCGTGGGATGATAATCCATATACTTGGGATGATGTTCAGCTGATTCAAGAAGTTGCTGATCAACTTGATGGTGGTGGATCGGTATCTAAGGTAGTTGATAAATTACCTGAAAAGAAAAAGAAAAAACTAATACGTTTAATACTTAAGAGAAAAGGTATAAAAATGTATGACGAACATAAAGAAGTAAAAGATATAGAAATAAAAGTAGAAGACGTTGAACTACTAATAAAGGAAATAAAGGCTAAAATATTAGCGGAGAATATAGATGTATAAATTATTTACTGATAAAACGGAACTATTTGAGTGCGATATTAATATTTCAGGAGCAAGTATGGCAAAAACATCAGCCAGGCTAATAGTTGAAACTCCAGAATTAAATTTACTTTTTAAAGGTAAAGTTGATTCTAATGGAAAATGTGTAGTGCCAATAAAAAAATTGAGAGGGTTAATAGATGAATCTTCTAAGGGAAGTATTAAATTAGAGGTAATAGCCGAAGATACTTATTTTATTCCATGGCAAAGCGACTTTGAAGTTCAACAATCAAAAAAAGTAACTGTTGAGGTAGTTAGTCAAAATCAATCTAAAAAAGAAACTATACAAGAATCTACTACTCCAAACGTTGTTGTTAGCGGAATAAAGGAAGAAGCAGTAACCTTATCAGAAAAGCAACACATAATAAATATATTAAAATTGCTTATAAAGGAAGATATAAACTTAAACAATCTCTCTGTAAAGAAAAATAAGCTAAATAAAATAGTAGCAGAATATGTTAGTACTAATCCTATAAATGAAGCAGGAAACGTTATCAACAATGTTGTAAAAGTACTTTCAAAAAGAAAATAAGGGTTATATAAATGGCTGGATCAGACAACTTTACAGGCCAAAATATTCAAGATACTTATCAACGAGTATTACAACTATCATCTAGTGGTCAATTAGCAGATGGGACAGGATCCCTTGTTGAACTACTAAACGTTACGGCATCTTTTGCTGTATCTGCTTCTCATGAAATAACCTTTGAAACATCTTCATCTTACGCGCAAACTGCATCAGCTGCTGAAAACGACTTTAATATTGCAAGCAATCTAAATTTTGATTCTACTGCGCCTCAAATATTTGCTGGTGGAGATTCAATGATGGTTCTCCAGTCAACTGGTGGACAAATTATAGTAAATAAAGATTTAAGAACGGGAGATAATCAAGGAATAAAATTTGGTGCCGGCTCTGATTATACGATAAAACATAATTCATCAGCAGTTGGAGAAACTAAAATGGCTATAGTAGAAGGTGCATCTACTCGATACACCTTTGGTATAGGAGGTCATCTATCAGCATCTGCAGGAGTTAACATTCACCTAGGACAAGGAGTACAGGGCGGAGGAGAGTTTAGAGGAGAGTCTGCAAATATACTTCAAGTTACTTCAAGCATAATTAGTGCAAGTTCCCACATACATACCTCTACATTAAAAGGAGGTGGAGATGAAGTATCACTAAACGTACTAGGAGCAATAACAGCTTCAGGCAATATAAGTGCAAGTGGAACAGGTTCATTTAGCGATGGTAGATTTGCAGAAAAGGTTGGTATAGGAACTACTAGTCCTAGTGAAAAACTCCACATTTATGGAAACGTAAACGATGATGTTAAATTAAAAATTGAAAATGATTTTTCAGGAAAAAATGCAGTTTTAGTAGTAGACGGTGGAAGTAGTGGAGATGCTATAATACATCTTGCTGAAGCTAGCTCGGTAAAAGGTATTATTACATATGATGGGGGAACAGATGTTTTAAAGATTATAAATGATGGCTCAACAGGTACTGAACATTTCGCAATGGATACGTCTGGTAATGTTGGTATAGGAACATTTTCACCAACAGAAAAACTACAAGTAGCAGGTAATATAAGTGCAAGTGGAGATATTATAGGAGTTACTGGTTCATTTGATTATGTTAAAACAGATAAATTACAGGTAGGAACAACAGGTGGTACAGATATATTAAGTATAGACGGCGGTGATTTACAATTAGAAAATAATAAACAAATAACATTTGCGGATATAGGAGATGGAAATACTGGTAGAGTAAGAATAGTTGGTAATGAAGATGATGATTTTATCCGAATGCATGTTGACAATAGTAATTCTCATGTGTTAGCATTAAATACTACTGGTGTCGGTATAGGAACAACTTCACCAGTCGAAAAATTAACAGTAATAGGTAATATAAGTGCAAGTGGTAATATAACAACAACTGAAATAACAACCTCAGGTAATATAAGTTCAAGTGGAAATGTAATAGCAGAGTATTATGATGCATCTCAAGGTGCAACAGGGTATAAATTAAATAATTCAAAAGTTATCTATGTAGATGATAGTTCACGAGTATTTGGTAATCGAGTAACAGTAACAAAAATATCAGGCTCATCAATAAGATTAGGAACACCAGGAGATTCAGCTCACGTAACAGCCTCAGGTAATATAAGTGCAAGTGGAACAGTTGAAGCTTTAGGATATTCAGGTGTACCTGTAGTATTATTAAATAATAGTGAATATTTAGGAAGTGCAACATCGGGAGATAGATTCTATTATGGAAATAATACTCAAGGATTGTACCATACAATGAATAATTTTATTTCAGTTGCTCCTGAAACAGGAGTAGATACTAGTTTAAATCAAGGAGCTCAACATAATTCTTTTGTAGTTCCTTTTGATGTAAAAGATATTGAATTTAGAGCTTCTGTTAGACTAAACATAGATAATTCTCAAGGAGCTTTTTGGATAGCTAAGAAACCAAGACAAGATGGTGGTGCATCTTTTAGTGATAATTTTCTATTCATGGCATCGGGTTCAACGATAGATAATGCCACTATAGGAGCTAGTAAATTCTATAACTGCGATATAACGGGAAGTCATCCTTACGTTACTAATATGACAGCTAGTGCTGGAGAAGAAATATACATATTTTGGAATCCTTTTAAAGTAAATAACAATACTGATGGTAGTGAAAGTATAGCTCAAAAGTGGACATGGACACTATCAGGAAAAACATCATTATAAATTATGGCAAATATTAAAACAATAACACAGGAAATAACATCAGGATCTTTATCAAATATATCTAATTTTCTAAATGATACAGAAACAAGAGAAAATAATGGAGATCACCATTTAGTTTATTTATTAAAAGAAAAAATAGAAGAATTAATTGCTGAAATAAATATTTTAAAAAACCAATAGTCGGTTAACAATAATATGCCAATACTATCAACTGAAATATTAAAACCAAGTTCTGTAACATCAATTGCAGGATGGGATACTGGAGACTTAACTCAATTTATAGGTAAAATAAACGACGGACTCGACGGCACTATCGTAACTCAAGCAGACGATCCTTGTGAGGTCACTTCCATTGTTTTTGGAGATCTTGGTTTAATACCTGTAGCTGCAACTATAAATTCAATATCATTGGTATTTAGGTGTAGAAAGTTTAGAGGCAATATGAAAATAACCTCTACTATTTCTGATAATTTAGGCAGTTATAGTGCTGTGCCTACCTCAGTTGAATCGCTTTCTTTAGTAGACGTAGAACTACCTGAATTAACGGTTAATACTGACGGAACGGCATTAACTACCGATAATGTAAACGGTCTTGAGCTAACATTTTCTGTTGCAGGTGAAACTGGATCAGGTGCTCAATTTAGGTTAATTTTAGCAGACATATTTATTAATGTATCAATACAGACTCCAATAGGAACTAAAACCATAACCATAGAATCTGGAACAATAACATTAGATAGCGGTAAAATAACAGTAGAATAATGATATTTATATAAAATGATTAAACTAGCAGACATATTAAACGAAGGCGTATATGACCCAGGTATATTTAAAGCGGTGTTTACGGCAGGAGGCCCAGGTTCAGGAAAATCATATGCAGCATCCACACTATTTGGTATGCCGGAAAAAATGCCTTTTGTTTCTGCACAGGGATTAAAGTCGGTTAACAGTGATAAGTATTTTGAAACTTTTTTACAAATGAAAGGATTAAGCCAAGACATAGCAAAATTAAAACCGTCAGAATATTCTCAAGCAATGGAACTAAGGCAAAAAAGTAAAAAAGTTAGAGATGCAGCTTTAAAAAACTATATAAACGGAAGACTAGGTTTACTAATAGACGGAACCGGTAAAAACTATCCAAACATAGCAAAACAGAAAAAACGATTACAAGAAGTAGGTTATGATTGTTTTATGATTTTTGTAAATACTGACCTTGATGTAGCACTTGAAAGAAATCAACAAAGAGAAAGAAAGTTACCAAGTGAATTAGTAAAATCTTCTTGGCAAGCGGTACAAAATAATTTAGGTAAATTTCAAAGTTTATTTGGTTCTAGTAATATGTTGGTAGTCGACAATTCAGAATATAAAGATTTTGCAGACGTTGTTAAGTCAAAGGCTAGAGAATTTGTATCAAGACCAGTACAGAATCATATAGCAAAACAGTGGATTAAAAAAGAAATAGAGCTTAGGAAATCAAGATGAGTTTAGGAAACTATTTAGTAGATAAAATTTTACTTGAGGAAACCAATATTAAAACTATTGTTGCAATATATCCTGGAAGATTTCAACCTATGGGAGCTCACCACGCAAAAACATTTAAGTGGCTCCAGTCAAAGTTTAAAGACTCTTATGTTGGAACAAGCGATAAAGTAAATTTACCAAAATCACCATTTTCATTTGTTGAAAAAAAGAAAATAATAAATTCCCATGGAATAAAAAATGTTGTAAAAGTAAAAAACCCATATAAAGCAGAAGAAATATTAAAAAAATACGACCCTAAAACTACTGCTGCCGTATTTATGGTAGGTTCAAAAGACGCAGGAAGACTTAAAGGAAAGTTTTTTCAAGATTGGAAAGGCAAAGCTGAGGTTGGATATAAAGATGGAGCATATCTCATACTTGCCCCTCATGTTTCAATGAATGTACCAGGATATGGAGAAATGAGTGGCACTGCAATTAGAAAGGCTTTAGGAGATAAAGAATTAAGCAAGACTGAAAAGTTAAAGGTTTTTAGAGGGATATTCGGCCACACAAAAAATTATGACTTTATAGTAAATAAGCTAGAAAAATTAAACGAAACAATTGAAGACTTTTGCCAAAATAGCAATATATTGGATATAATAAGTGAAGCTTCAAAAACGGCTCCTGGATCAGCTGATGTTGACGATGGACCAAGATATTTTTATGGTACTCAAAAATCATATCGGACAGATAATAAAGACTTAGCTGAAAAAATGGGAATGGAAGTCTTAAATTATATAGTTGGAGAAGAAGAATTTTTCCAACATGATACAGCATTTAAAAAAGATTTTACTGGAGGACCAACCGCTGCAGTTTCATATTTTCCAGTTGGAATTCCAGCCACGGGAGAAAAAAACGTAGTAGCAGGAACAAACTACCTTCAAGATAAAAAAGGAAGAGACGCTTATACTAGATGGAGTAGTTGGTCAAAATATATAGCTCAATCTGCTGGATATGAATTTTTAAACTTTTTAGGCGCTGAAATCTCGTCAGTCCAAAGTGTAAATGAGCCGATAAAGCAAGATAAAGAAATGAAAAAACTACAAAAAACATTGGACAAACAAAAAAATCTAAAACCATCAAACCAAAAAACAACGGTTGTTAAACCAACATCAATACACTCTATAGATGAAAGTTTAGGAGAATGGCTAGCTAACCAAATAATGCTAACTGAGGGTGGAGCATACGGTCACATGTCACATCCATTCGATGATAGAGGACTAACATTTGGAGATTTTAAGAATATTATTGACCTAGCTCTTCAAGGAAATCTAGATTTAGAAAAAGCAGCAACAGAAAAAACAGATGGTCAAAACTTATTTATTAGCTGGAATGGTAAAATGTTAGCTGCTAGAAATACTGGAGACTTAAAAAAGGGTGGAATGGATTATAAAGCCGTTGCTGCAAAATTTAAAGGTAGAGGTAATATAGAAAAAGCTTTTACTTTTGCAATGAAAGATCTAGCAAAAGCAATTGGAGGTCTTAATGCCAAACAACAAGAAAAAATATTTAATAGCGGTAATAACTGGGTAAATATGGAAATAATGTTTCCTGCCTCTGCTAATGTGATTACGTATGATGCACCATACCTACAGTTTCATAATGTATTACAATATAAAGATGGTAAAGCCATAGGGTCAGTTCAAGACGGAGCAAGAATTCTTGCAGGAATGATTACACAAATAAATCAAAGTGTTCAAAAAAACTTTTCTATAATTGGACCTAAGATTCTTAAAATGAAACCTCACCAAGACTATTCAGCAAAAAAACCTTATTTCACTGGAAAACTTAAAAAACTTATGAAAAAGTTTAACATGAAAGACACATCAACCTTTGCCGAATATCACCAAGCCTGGTGGGAAAACTTTGTTGATAAAAAAATGAAAGGTGTTGATAATACAATTAAGATTGGATTGGTTAAACGTTGGGCATTTTTTGATAAGTCATTTAGATTAGATAAAAAAACTATACCTAGTGAAGACTTACTTAAAAAAGCAAAAGAATTTGATAAGTTAAAACATGCAAACCAAGTAAAAGATAATATGCTTCCTTTTGAAACATTATTTTTTGAATTAGGAGCTGAAGTACTTAAAAACGTAGAAGGATTCTTAGCAGCTAATCCAGATAAAGCAATTCAAAATGTTAGAAAACAGGTAGCAAAAGCAATAAGTGATGTTAGAAAAGGTGGAGACCTTAAGAAATTAAATAGAATGACTCAACAATTACAAAAAATTAATGCTATTGGAGGATTTAAAACTATAATTCCAAGTGAAGGATTAGTTTTTATATATAAAGGAAACACATATAAATTAACAGGAGCATTTGCCCCAGTAAATCAAATTGCTGGTATGATGACTTTCTAAAGGAGAAAAGGTTATGAAAAAATATATTCCTGAACATAAAGTTCAAAGAATGAGAAATTTAGCAACAAAAAAGTTTGGTGCAAAAACAAAAGTACAAGTAGGTTATGGAAAAGTAGAAACAGACCATGTTGAAGGAGACATTTGGGAAGAAAGCGGAAAAACCTGGACAATAAAGAATGGAATTACTCAAACACTAACAAAACTAGACAAAGCCAGAAGTACTGCACTAATGCCTTTATTTTGCCCAAAGTGTAAGAAAAAACATATGAAAGGGCAAATGGATAAACTATTTTGGAAATTGTATAGTGAGTGTTCTAATTGTAGAATAAGTTATGAAACTAAATTAAAAATTGGTGGAAACTATATAGAATATGCAAATAAAATAAGATCTGAAAACGCAAAAGATTGGATAGAAGATTTAACTAAGGTTGCTCAAGATTTTATTTCAGAAACAAATAGAAAAGGTTATATTACTGAAACAGGAAAAATAGAAGATTGGTCAAGTCAAAATAAAGATGAAATTAAAACAATAGTAGACGAAAACGTTGAGAATATAAAGAGTCAAATAACTTCTCAGTTAGAAAAGTTGAATAACAAAGACTAATACTATATTTATTGTAGTATAATAAGAATAATTTACTGGGATTAAACTATGAATATAAAACAATTTAAAAAAATACTAAGCGAGGAAGTAGAATCTGTTTTATCTGAAGCTTCAATAACAAAAAGGTTTCAAAAGGCTGTCGAAGCTCTTCAATCAATACAATTAAAGCAGCAAGAACTTAGAAAAAAGTTTGTTGCTGAAAAGGATCCTAAAAAGAAAGAAACCTTTAAGAAATCTTTAATAAGCCTTCACAAGAAAGTAGAGCAAGCAGAAAAAGATTTTAATAAAGCGGTTACTAGTGAACCAATAGATGATTTAACTGAAAAAAGTCAAGGCCTTTGGGCAAATATACATGCCAAAAGAAAAAGAGGCGAAAAGCCAGCTAAAAAAGGAAGTAAAGCACACAAAAAAGCAGTAAAAGCTGCTAGGTCTATAAATAAAGAAGGCAAAACAACTTCTCCATATGGAGAAATTATGCAAAAATTAGACAAAGGATTAAAACAGGCTATAAAGTCAGGAGGGGTTCCAACTAGATACGCTAAAGATTATGTTAAATCATTAGAGTCAATAGCAAAAAGAAATGCTAAAAGCTTTTTTAAAGACTACGGAAAATTTACTGCCGATGACTTTGAAGAAGATGTAGTATATAATATGCAAAATGAATCTGTTTCAAAAAAAGGAATAAACGAAGATGTATTTAAGTCTTTTCTTAGTGATGACCCAGCATTTAAACTTCATATGGCAACAAACACAGATAATAGAAAATCTGTAAAGGCTAGAAAAACAGATAAAACATTTGACGATGGTGTTCCTGTTCTTAAATACATCGCAAGAGCTTCTAAAAAAGATTCACCATTACCAAAAGGTAAGTTTAAAATTATAGAAGACAACAAACATGGTTGGTGGTACTATCAGGTTGGAAACACTTGGTATGGTATTCAACAAAAAGATTACGGAACACCTCCATTTGAATACTAAATAAGGAGAAAAAGTTATGAGTATACTAACAAAGTTATTTTCAGGCGGTGCAGCTGACCTGGTAAAAGGCGTTGGCGGAGTGATAGATAATTTGCATACGTCAAAAGAAGAAAAACTAGCTGCTGAACAAAAAATTCAAAAATTAATATCTGACTATGAAACTAAGATGGAAGCCAATATAACTGATAGGTGGAAATCAGATATGAATTCAGACTCTTGGCTATCAAAAAATGTAAGGCCAATGGTTCTTATATTTTTAGTTGTATGTACAGTGTTAATGATATTTATCGATGCTGGTACAATTCATTTTGAAGTAGAAGAAAAATGGACTGACCTATTACAATTAGTATTAATAACGGTTATCGGTGCTTACTTTGGTGGACGATCATTCGAAAAAAGAAAAAAATAAGTACTAAAATTGTCTTAGAAATATATTTATATATATGAAGAAGACTAAAGGCCTTAAGCAGGTAATAAAAGACGAATACATAAAGTGCGCTCAAGACCCAGTCTACTTTATGAGAAAATATTGTCAGATTCAACACCCAACCCGCGGAAGAATTCCATTTAATTTGTATCAGTTTCAAGAAAGATCTCTTGAACAATTTAAACACCACGACTATAATATAATATTAAAATCTAGACAATTAGGTATTTCTACAATATCAGCTGGATATTCTCTTTGGCTAATGCTATTTCAACAAGATAAAAATGTTCTTGTAATTGCAACAAAACAAGAAGTTGCAAAAAACCTAGTAACCAAAGTAAGAGAAATGCACAACTATCTTCCTAGTTGGTTAAAGGGGGTTACTGTTGAAGACAATAAATTAAGTCTTAGATTTAAAAACGGCTCTCAGATAAAGGCAGTTTCTAGTTCAGGAGATGCTGGTAGATCTGAAGCACTTTCATTATTAATCATAGATGAAGCAGCTTTTATTAAAGGTGTTGAAGAAATATGGGCATCAGCACAGCAAACATTAGCAACAGGAGGTAAAGCAATTGTTTTATCCACCCCAAATGGTATAGGTAATTTCTTTCACAAAACGTGGGTAAAGGCAGAAGAAGGTACAAATAGCTTTAATACAATAAGACTTCACTGGTCAGTTCATCCAGAAAGAAATCAAGATTGGAGAAACGAGCAAGATGAACTATTAGGACCAAAATTAGCTTCACAAGAATGTGATTGTGATTTCATTAGTTCAGGTAATAGTGTTGTTGATGGAAGCTTACTCGAATGGTTTAAAGAATCTCAAATGCAAAATCCTAAAGAACAAAGAGGATTTGATGGAAATTATTGGATTTGGGAATCTTGTGACTATACTAGAAATTACATGGTAGTAGCTGATGTTGCTAGAGGTGATGGTAGTGATTACTCTACTTTTCACGTATTAGACGTTGAAACAGTAACTCAAGTTGCAGAATATAGAGGTCAATTGACCCCTAAAGACTTTGGAAACATGCTAGTAGGTGTTGCAACAGAATATAACGATGCATTATTAGTTATTGAAAATGCAAGTGTAGGTTTTGGAGCAATACAGAGTGCTATTGATAGAGATTATAAAAACTTATATTATACATATAAACAAGATGGAGTTACAGATGCCACGACTCAGTTAACAAAAGGTTATGATCTAAAATCTAGAAGTCAAATGACACCAGGATTTACAACATCTAGCAAAACCAGACCACTTTTAATCTCTAAACTTGATATTTATTTAAGAGAAAAAGGGTGTGTAATTAGGTCAAAAAGATTACTAGAAGAGCTCAGAGTATTCGTGTGGAATGGAAGTAAAGCAGAAGCCCAAAGAGGATACAATGATGACCTAGTAATGGCATTTAGTATTGGTATGTGGGTTAGAGACACTGCATTAAAATTAAAACAACAAGGTATAGAACTGGATAAATTAGCAATAAATAGAATTGGAAAATCATCTGGCGGAATATACACTAATACAGGTTTAAATAAAAATCAATGGAGCCAAAAGATAAACGGCTCAGACGAAGATTTAACCTGGTTAATTAAATAGGTTATAGGGGAAAATTATGGCAGATAAAACATTTTTTGGAAGATTAAAAAAAGCATTTTCAACATCTACAGTCGTTAGAAAGGTTGGAGATAATAAATTAAAGGTGGTAGATCCATCTAGACTACAATCGTCTGGAAACTTAGCATCTAACTCATTAGTAGACAGATATAATAGATTACACACATCTGGAACAAATAGCAATAGCGTTTATAACCCAAGCAATGCATTTGCCCAAATGAGAATGGAACTGTTTTCAGAGTATGAGTCAATGGATAGCGATTCAATAATTTCTTCAGCATTAGATATATACTCTGATGAATCAACAATAAAAAACGAATTTGGAGATGTATTAAAAATCACAACCGGTAAAGAAGAGATAAAGGATATACTCAACAATTTATTTTACGATGTTTTAAATATTGAATTTAATTTATGGCCATGGATAAGAAATATGGTTAAATACGGCGATTTTTATCTAAAGATGGATATTTTAGAAAAGGTTGGTGTGACTGGTGTTCAACCAATATCGGTTTACGAAGTCGTAAGAGAAGAAGGAACAGATCCAACAAAACCAGAATATGTTAGATTTATGCATGACCCTACTTTTGGAGGACAAGGTTCAAATTACCATAAAACTGCAACGGCAAAAACTTACTTTGAAAACTATGAGATAGCTCATTTTAGAATGCTTAGTGATACAAACTTTTTGCCATACGGTAAATCTGTATTAGAAGGCGCTAGAAAAACATGGAAACAGCTTAGTCTTATGGAAGATGCCATGATGATTCATAGAATTATGAGAGCACCTGAAAAAAGGGTATTTAATATTGATATTGGAAATATACCACCAAGCGAAGTTGATAACTATATGCAACAAGTAGTAAACAGAATGAAAAAAACTCCATACATTGATCAAAATACTGGAGACTACAACCTTAAATTTAATCTTCAAAACATGATGGAAGACTTTTACTTGCCAACAAGAGGAGGAAACAGTGGTACTAGTATAGATTCATTAGGCGGAATGGAATGGACAGGTACAGAAGATATAGAATATCTTAAAAATAGAATGCTAGCAGCCCTTAGGGTTCCAAAAGCTTTTGTTGGATACGAAGAAGGAGTAGATGGAAAAGCAACCTTAGCAGCTATGGATGTTAGATTTGCAAGAACAATAGAAAGAATTCAAAGAATTGCTACTTCTGAATTAACAAAAATAGCACTTGTGCATCTATACACCCAAGGATATACTGATGAAGACTTAGTTGACTTTAAATTAGAGTTGACAAATCCATCAACAATATACGAACAAGAAAAAATAGAGCTTTGGTCTTCTAAAAACAGGTTAGCTGACGATATGAGAAGCGGTCAAATGCTTTCTGAAGATTGGGTATATGATAAAATATTTGGAATGTCTGACGAAGAAGTTAAACTTGAACGAGAAAAAGTTGTTGAAGACACTATACAAAAATATAGAAGAAGTATGATTGAAAACGAAGGAAAAGATCCTGCAAAAGAGCCTACTGTATCTGAAGAAGCAAAAGAAAAAAATAAACGAGATAGACTCAGAGCTTCAGGAGATACTAGAAAAACAAGAGGTGGAAAAACAGATGCAGACGTTGGAAGACCCGTAGAAGGAGACTACTATGGAACAGACAATGGAGCTAGAGGAAGAGATCCGCTTGGTAATGAAAAAATGAAGCGTGACGTTAAAAATAGAGATAGAGGAATTAAGCACAAGTATAAAGGTGGAAGCCCTTTAGCTAGAGAAATTGCAAATTCAATAGAATTATTTAAAAATAAACCATCTATATTAAAAGAAAGTACAGACTTGTTAGACGAGTCTAATTTAATAGATAGAGAGTTAACATAACAGGAATTTTAATATATTTATATATGAATATAAGTATGTACTGAAAAAGGAGAACTTTTAGTGGGAAAAAATATAAAACATTCAAAGATAAAAAACACCGGGGTACTGTTTGAATTATTAGTTAGACAAAT